AAAAAAAGCACCATCATTGTCAGCTTCTTTCTTAAAGCTAACATGCATGTGCTTAGTGTGTTTGTTAGCCCCTGTGTACTTGCGCCACTTCCAGTTAAGGATTCTGGAACAGATTCGTTCATCAAAAATGATGTAACTAATACGCTTGTCTGCTTTTGACTTGGACAAGGTACGTAGCTGATCAGCAAGATCTCCCATGATGTCTGGCTTTCCGCCCTTGAATAAATCTTTGTCCACATCAATGGCACGAACCCAGCCCTGCTCATCTGGATTATGATCTGACTTGCGAGCAGCGTGTCGGGTATCACCGATCCAACCATCCGATGTGCGGTCACGATCTGGGAACGAGTCATCAAACTGCTCTCTCAGCTGAACAGCAGCTTTAGAAAGTTTTGCCTTCACTTATAATCCGAGTGCCTTTAGATCTTCTGTTGTTAATCCAAGCGCGACAAGTTTTGCTTCTGCTGTCGCTTTTGCTTGCGCTAATTCTGTGTCTCTAATTAGTTTTGCAGCTGTTGCATTTTCTTGTAATTCGCTTAATTTTGCATCAATTTCAGACATTGTTGGTGCATTCACACCTTTTGTAAATACTGTCAAAGAATCGTCTATTAAATGCCACTCGGTATTAGGAATTAAAGCTTGAATTGCGTCTGTTCTAGTAATTGACATTATGCACCTATTTCAATGAGTGTGATTGAAGATAAACCAGAATTAGGCGCAACATAAGCAGTGCTGGACGCAAACTCCGTCTTGAATTGCACTTTGTAAGTTGTCGCGCTTGTTGTGTTAGGTGAATCTAAATAAATAATACTTGCGTCCATTTTAGGCACAATGCGATTTTCAGTTGCGCTTGTATCAACTTCCAACGCCATTTTCTTCTCACCTAATTGTGTTGATGTTCTTACTAGGTTAAAAAGCATACCGCCTTCAATAGCATTGTTACGGCCAAAAGCAACAGCAGCATTAACAATTACTAAAACTTTACTTGTAGCAGCGGATGGCGTGATTGCAATACTTAAAGCAGTATCCACATAACTCGTTGATGTAGTTGATTCCTCAGTTGTGCTTACATCTTGCACAACCTGCAACACTTTTCCACCACCTGCTGCAGCTGCCCATTTCAATCCAGTTGCTGTGCTGGAGTCTGCTGTGAGGACTGTGTTATTTGCGCCTACCGCGAGACGAGCAGGGGTGTCTGCTGCTGTAGCTGTGATGAGATCACCCTTAGCGTCCAAAATAACTAGAGGATCTACAGCTGTCCATGAGAAGTCCATGTCTGTTCCAGATGCCTTTGTTAGCACCTGACCAGTAGTACCGCCTTTAAGATCGACTAATGAAGCATCGATAGAATCGCCTAGTGTCTCAATGGCTACTGCGCCATCCTTGACTAGGTCAGTACTGGTTGGTACTGCCCAACCAAAATTAGGGGTTGTTGTTGCCATTAGGTTAGAGCTCCGATCGCTTTAGACCATTGTAGTGTACCATTTACGCCACTCCAGATGGTGTTAGTTGGAAGTACTGTTGCCCATGTCGGGGCTATAAGTGAAAAGTCTGTAGGCGAGACATAGATAGTTGCATCCACAAAAGTTGGCGTGGCTCTCATAGAGATGCCCTCTACAAAGCCTGAGAAGTACCCCTCGAACATGTTGAAGGGCAGGTTAGTAATAACTACTGGCTCGCCAAAAAAAAGGTTTATAAGGTCATCTCTAAGGGCATCTGGCATATTAGGATTGTCAAGTCTAAAAGTGATCTGGTCAAGCTGTGTTCTAGGCACTGAGCGCAGGGCTAGATCGCGCTCGATAATATCTTCAATATCTGCCAGAAAGCGAATATTAGAATCAAATGTTCTTTGGTAGCGACCATAAGTAATAATAGAAGCATCGTCTGTGGCTGAGTATGTCGAGCCGTAATCGTTGCCATAGCGCACAATCTCACTGTTACGGATCTTGCCGATCTGTAGGATTGACTTAACACTGGCAGGGGAAGCGTAATTGCCGTCTAACTGGGTTGAGCCATTAGTTGCTAAATAATTACTTCTATGATCCGCATCCGCATAGGCTATGCGACCCTGCTTGTCCTCGTATAGCGTTCCGAGTGCGCTGTCTGCTATCTGCTGAACTAAAGTCTGTGTGTTGCGATCTGCTGCACTGAGATTGTCCATCTCGTAAAGACCAGCATCGATCTCACCCAAGCCCACATTCTCAGCATTAGCCCATGTAGTAGTTGGGTCGTAATCTTGCCATTGTAGTGCAGGTGCTACTTCTATCCACTCATTGACTAAAAGCTCTGAAAGAATAATGCGGATCTGTTCTCCATCAAGGTCATGAGCTACAGAATCCGTGTAGATTGCTTTAGGCAATTTAGCCAAAGCACCGACTGCAAGGATTGTTCCAATAGTAATAAAACCCACTTCTTCTGGGCTTCTGACTGAAGTAGTAAAGTCTGAGACTGTGCCACCGAATACAGGCACATAAGTGCCACCGCTATCTTTAAGCTCTAAAGTCAGGGAATCTGTAACATCGATGTCAAAGAGAGCATTGGTCGAGTTGATGATGTCCATGCGAGCATAACCTGCTTGACATTGGCGATCAATATCAATTCTACCAGTGACCAGATTTACGCCTGTGACATTGGTATAAACAGTTGCACCTACTGTAATGCGCCATTCTGGAAGCCATGTCATACCGCTAGAAGTCCTGTTGCGCTCGTACCGCGTTGATAAGACTGACGAATGTAATCTTCTAAACTTCTAGCGATTGCCTCTGGATCTCCAACGCCTGCGGTTACATTGATGTTAATAGTATCGCCTGACTCAAATGCTCTAAATCTAGCAGGATCAAAACCTGAAGTTGCACCAATTCCAGTTCGATTAAGAATTCTCATCATTGCTAACTGTGATTGTTCATCAACCATGCTGCTACTTGAATTAGCGATTATCTCATCAATGTGCTCTTTAAGTAAGAAGTTAATTGCTGTGCCTGATTCTGTGCCTTTGCGTAGATCGATCAATGAATCTAAAGCAGGATTGCCAGTGTTGCTGCCACCAGTAGTTCCACCAGTAGTTCCACCAGTAGTTCCACCTGCAGCGGATGGAGTGGTAGGAACTAAAGTTTTAGTACCTTGTAGCTTTAGCAATTCCATCATCTTAGCAATGGCTGCATCCAGATTAGCAAGGTTAATAAGATCTTTAGGCTTTAGACTGTCAAGGATTGACTTGATGTCTTGAAGCTTTACATTCTGACCTGAGAGGACACCAAGAATCTTTAGATCCTCATTGAGTTTCTTGGTAGCTGCTGTGATGGCTGCTTCATCCTTAGAAGCAATAGCATCTTCCAGAGCAAGGATCGACTGCTTTACATTTAGGCGTGCCGTGTCGTTAGCAATCTGGAGAACCTGTGCAGAAGATGTTGCCTTGCCTAGTTGCTCAGCCTGATTAGTTAGAGCTGCTGCAATCTGGATCTTGTCCATGTCAAAGACTTCGTTGCCCTTATTTAGAGCAAGGTTAGCCTTGTCGATTGCATTAGCAAGTCGCTTGTCCTTTAGAATCTTGGCTTGGTTAGCAGCTTGAACGCCTGTGAGTTTTGCCATTGCCGAAGCGTTCTTTTTAGCGATGGCGTCTGCTCGCTGAGTATCTTGTGAGGATACAGTCATAGAAATGTTGCCGAAACCTTTACCATCACCAAATAAACCGCCAGATGGAGCAAAGAAACTAGGATTCTTAAAAATGTCTTTAGTGATCTGGATGAACTTTCCAGTTTCGCGCAAGAAGCCAGCCATTGCTTCGGCAGCTCGATCGATCTTACCGATTAAGTCATCGATTGAAGATGAGTTAGATGCAGTCACAAAAGCATCAACTAGACCCTTACCAATAGTTTCTTTAGCGTTGTTTCCTGCAACAGTTAATTTAGCAAGTGAACCTGCATAGGTATCTGCTGCTGCTGTTGCCTGCCCTGCAAAAAGTGTCGATAGGCGTGCTTGGATTTCCTCGAATGATGAAGATGTAAGCTCTGCCTTTGATAGTCCAACGCCTAAGCGACCAAGTGCTTGAGTTTGTCCAAGGTATGCTTTTTGTAGGCTCTGTGAAACCTGTGTGAGGCTTTTACCTGTACCTGCTGAAATGTCTAATGCAAGTCCAAGCAATTCTTGAGACTTGGTAACATCACCTGTTGCACGAAGCAACCGATCCATGGCTGGACGAAGCTCATCATCAAGCACGCCTGTCTGCAATTCAAGTCGAGAAATAAAGCCATTAACTGTGTTGGCATTTGAGCCGTAGGCAAGTCCTAGATTTTTAAGAGTTTGACCTAATGCTCTGGCTGCCTTGTCATCTTCTGCAAACGCTTTAACGGATGCTTTACCAAAAGAGATGATTGCAGCTGTGCCAAGTGCTAAGCCAAGATTGCGAGTAAGGCTCTTAGTGCTTTTGTTTAGTTTATTGATCGCCGTATCGGCTTGCTTAAAACCTTTGCCATCGAGTTTGGAGCCAATGTTGATATCAATAGCCATTAGGCAGCCTTACTGAAAGTAGTAGTTTTAGATCTGTCATAAAACTTGCGTTCTGCTTTATCAATAGCTTTGATCGCTGCGCCATAAGCTTTGCCCTGATCTTGAGCCCACGCTTTAAGAATTAAGCGACCGCGACCTTTTAAGCTGCTCGTTAATTGAGGAAGGTTCTCAATAAACTGAGTTCCAGCATTGGGGTTATTAGATCTGCTTACTTTCTTAGAAGTGCCACCTGCTTTAGGACCGACCCACGGCTGTCCTTGTCCATTGTTTGCTCTACCTGCTGTTTCGTAGATTGCGCCTGCAACAGACTTGTTAAAGATTGTGGCATTGGAAGTAAAGCCAGACTTAGTAGTTCTGCCTTGCTTTGTAGTAAAGCCAATGCCAGAACGAATAGTGCTTGCGTTAAAAACAGGAAACTTGGCTTCTGAGAATGAGCGACCAGCCCAGCCAGACATAGGGGAATCGGAAGGCACAAAACCCCTAGCCTTTTTAGCAATAGGGGCTAATGCAATTCTAAGCTCTTTGTTCAATTCTTTATTTAGGTCGGGAGCGAACTGGCGAATAGCCTTGCGAGTTTGCTTAACGCCTTCTACTTTTACTCGCATCGCTCACCTCTTTCGCTTCATCCTTGAGCCCTTGCACTAATGCATCGAGCATGGTCTTATCTAGATCCAACAACTGCTGTGGCGCGATTCCCAACCTAATGCTTAGCCTAGCAATTAGATAGGTGAATGGAAGATCGCGCTTTAAGCTAAAGGGTCTGAATCAAGCACCTCGACACTTTTTAGTGTCTCGATGAAATCCATACCGAAAGGCTTAACAGTTTCACCTGACCTGCGTGTTACTTCCCATGCTAACCAATAGACATCGCTCTGCTTTTCTTCATCGCGGAACGCCTTATGGAAGCCCTTTTTAGCGTACTGCTCGAATGAGTACTCCACTGCTGGAGTGATCTCGCCTTCCAATACGCTTCCATCTGTACGAACTATCTTTAGTTTTGCCATG